TAAACGCTTGAATCTCTGAATCGGATTGATCTTTTTTGTTCCAACCAAGAATAGCAGTAATACCGTCAGGCCATTCTTTATTATCAAGACGAGAATAGTTTTTGAATTTAGATGGATCAATCATTCTCGCTGCGTGTTGATTTGGATATGGCATTATATACTCACTTTATTTGTTTTAAACGTTCATTTAATGCAGTATTAGGATTGTTGGCAACACTTCGATCTTGAGAGGTTCTTTGTGCTTCCAAAGGCAAATTACCAGCGCCTATTCTTTGACGAATAGCACGTTCTAAATTATCATCAGGAGTTAATAATTGAGATTGTACAAGAGCGGGTAAAGAGTTAAGAGAATCTACTAATTGATCATTATCAAGACCTGAATGTGTGAGGCGGGGAAGTTTAGTAGCTTCAATCTTTCCATAATTGAAATTGATTAAACGTCCAATTGTTCCTGCACCACGTCTGTCTTGTCCTGATATTGCCGATGCCACTAAATCAAGGAAATTAATACAAGCTCTTCTAAATACAGAAAGATGAATCTCACCAACTGCTCTACTACCTGTATCGGATATTCCAAGATTCATGAACTGTGCCATGAAGGCCTGGCTTATTTGATTATCACATTCAGATATTACTTGTAATGCGCCGGCTGGATTAAATTCACCGCTTCCAAATACATCAAACTTAACTACACTATTCTCTACTAAGTAACCTTGCTTTTGAGAGATATAGTTAGCGGCTTGCAATTCAGCTTCTTGAATCATTTGATTAACTTCTTCTGTTGAATATCCATTAGATTCAATTACAGATCTGTCTACTTGAACGATTGGCGTTGGAATAGCCCAACGCTCAACACCTACACTCATTAGATTTGCAGTTCTTTGTTTTTCTTTCCACCACCACCAACAAGGTCTTAATAAGCCAACACCTTCAAAGTTGGAACCTGTTTTGTTTAAAGTCAATAGTAGAATCTTGTTCGCAGGAATAGGTTCAGGTTCAACAAGACCAACCATGTTTTGCATAACACCATCAAGGTTTTGATTATCTCTACTTAGCCATTTAAGATGCGCAGAAGGCTCACGGTCAGCGTAACATCCAAGCCAAACCTTTTCCCTGCCAATTGAATCTGGTGCAATATAGTATATTTCTTCGGTGTATCTATAACCTACTGGAATAAAGTCTAGAATATAGTTTAATTGTTCTTCAAAAGAAAGATTCATCATGCCTGGGTGACCGTCAAATCCAAAAGCTTCATTTGCAAATCTTGCTAACTCTTCCGCTACAGGGTCACCTTCAACACCAGGTTTAAAGATCCACTTTGCAGAGAGAAGTGTTTGTTTTACTAAGTTCCATGAACGTTTAATAATAGGATCAGAAGCTAACATTTCTTCTGCTTCTTTTACCCAGTTCTTTGTGGTGAGTTTTGGATTATGTTCTTTGCCAGTAACATATCCAGCTGATAAAGAAGTACCAGTAATACCCTTCACTTCATATACAGGAAGTTCAGCTTCTAGATGAGGAAGGTTCTTATTTTGTTTTGTTTTTCTTGTCATAATAGTTCCCATTCTTTATAAAACATAATTTATCTCCTAATATAAAAGGAAGGGTTTAGAATTTCAAGCCGTTATATCTTTTAGATGAATATATGGCCGCGACTAAATACAATACTACTTATAAACTATTGTCGTTGCAAAATGCAACAGAAAGGCTCTGTTAAATGGAAAATCAAACCAATACAGAACTTGGCGTACCCATTACAAAGGAGGAAGTTTCTATCATCAAAGATTTAGTATCTTTGACTGGTGGAAACGCAGTGTTGACTTTATTGATTCTAGGTGGCTTCTTTTATTTAAAGTATATCAAGAGAGATAGTCAAATCAATACATTGAAGTGTGATGTTCAATTCGTTGAATTAAAAGATAAACAAAATCAAATGAATCTAAAATTAAAGGATCAACAGATGGTGATTAATGATGTTTTAGATAGAGTGGAGGAATTAGAAAAGAAAGATTAAAAGCCGCCGTTCCTATCACGGGTATTACTTTCTCTTATTGACTTTATATTTGTTCGGTCTGTCATTGGTGCAATACTTTTATTTGGCAGTATCTCAGTATCTCTCCATCTCCAATTAATAATATCATATCTCAATGCATCTAAAGGATCTTCTCTACCGTCTTTCTTTGGTGTTTCTTTATTGTCCCAAGCATAACTCATTATTGCTTTTCTAAATGAATTGCCACTTGCTTTGGAACCTTGCTCCCACACTTCACTTGTACAGAGAATCTTTCTTTGGTGCATTAGTCTTTTAACTCTTTGTATACCGTTTAGAATATCAGTTCTTATAGCATCTGTTGTATATCTAAAGTTTATTCCAATGCCACCTTCTTCAGGTCTTTTAGATAATTCTTTGAATGTTGTTAATGCAGTTCGATCTGATCTTGCATTACCCGCCTTATCTCCTGATGCACCATCGATTAATATTCTACCTGGATATTGATTTGCTAAATGTCTTGGACAAGCCTTTTCTAGAATTAGATTCGATAGTTGAGTTAAGGTAACTTCTTGAGGATTTATCTCGCCACATATAATATCGGCGTCCAGATTTGGATCATGTACAATTATCAAGACACTTGGCTTACGGAAGCCAAAGTCTATGACGATTCGACCTGAGTAAGTAGGATTATATTCCCAACCGTCAATGACATGAGAGAGTGTCCATTCGCTATAAATCACACCTTGTGGTGGTTTAGGTTGGTTCATAATCATTGCATTTCTTTCACTCTCTGGAAGGTTCTTTGTTGCTTCAAACCAAGCATTAGATAGATTGTCTTGATTGACATAAGAAGAATAGAATATAGGCGCGCACCCAGCACGTTCTGCTAAATCAACCCACCACGCATCATATACTGGCAAACCCACCATTATTAACTTTGGTGTTGGTCCACTTCTTAAACGACCTAATGCCTTCTGTGCAACTTCTTCTTCTAATGTTTGACATTCATCAATCAATGCAAGACCTGAAGTTATATTAAGACCTTCAAGTGGATTATGAGTTGCATCTCTTGTACCTGGTCTAAAATATGAACGTGTCCAAACAATATGACCGTTTGTAGTATCGATCCATTTACCGTCTTGTTGATGATAAACCCAACCTAATGGTTGTAGCCATTTCTCAATTTCCGGGCCTAATACAGATCTATATCTAGGCGCTGTATCTGTGATTAGTAATGAAGACTTGCCAGGATTTTTCTTTGACCAAGCTAATAAAGTAAATACAAGGGAAGATGTTTTACCACTTCCCCAACCTGCACGAACTGCGATAAAAGGTTCATCAGAGAATAAGACTTTATCTATTAAATCTAATTGTAGGTTATTCAGTTTGAGATTCATCATCATCTTCCTGATCAGTAGTTAAAGGAATATGTTTATGTGCGGCGACTTGTTGGATCATTGCAATTACTAGATTATTTCCGTCATTCTTTTCAACAACTTCTAATTCTTGTTTCTCACTAAACTCTGATTTAAACTTTCTAGCAAGAAGCCAAGCTGAAGCCTTCCAATCATTTGTTGCATGAGCTTGTATATTCTGTAGATGTTTTAATTTAAACTTCTGCTCTGCTCCAATCAAATCAATGCAAAACGTTTCATCATTCTTTCTCCATTCAAAGAACGTTGAACTTGGCACACCCAATAGTTTTAAAGCATCTCCTTGAGAAAGACCTTCAGAGATATATTTAATGATTAATCTTTTAAGTTCTTCTCTTTGTATTTCTCTTGGTAATTTTGGTTCATCTATAGAAACTAACTCATTGGATCCAATATCTTCTTTATTCTTCTTCATGTTAAACTCCTTCTACTTGGAATGGATTGTTGTTTAACCAATCAAATTTAAACTCAGCAGAGCCTATAAGGTCTTCGTAAAAGACCTTTGCTAGACTGTTCTTTTCTTTCTGATTAGTCTTGATTAAGATAGTAATGCACGTTTCTGTTTTGATGTTAAAGACGTTCTTATCTTGTTTGTTTTTATTGCCGTTTAGATTAATGATATATATCTCATCAAAGGTACTTAATAGAGATTTTCTCATTTCTTGAGCTGCTTGTGATTTAATGAAGCTACTGTTTGTAATGAATAGTAACATTCCTTT